TATAGGTGGATATAATTTATCTATTCCAACAAAGAATGAAAGATACAATAGAGTTATAGTTGGTTTTGTAAATCCTGATAGAAATTACCAAGTCGATGAAGTTCAATTTCCCCCTATCGATGATAGTAGTTTGCCAAGTGCAGATCAACACGCAACTATGAAAACTGCTGATGGTGGATTTTTATTAGAGGGAAGATTTACATTTAAAACAATTACATCGCCATATCAAGCAGAAGAAATGGCAGAAGTTATTTTAAGAAGATCAAGAGAAGCAATCACACTTGGATTAAATGTTAGCTTTGATGCTTATGATTTAGCCATAGGAGATATTGTAAATATTACACATAGTTCATTAGGTTTTTCTGCAAAAGCATTTAGAGTTATGGGTATTACATTTAATGAAGATTATACAATAGGATTATCTCTTGTTGAGTATCAAGCAAGTCATTATACTTGGGCAACAAAAACACAAGTTAGTTCTACACCATCTACAAACTTACCTAATCCATTTACTATTCAACCACCAGCAAGTGTAACTTTATCAGATACATTAATTGAATATAATGATGGAACTGTAATTGTAGCTTTAGATGTAGCAATAGGTGCTTCTCCTGATTCATTTATAGACTTTTATCAAGTAGAATACAAATTAAGTACAGATTCTAATTTTATTATTTATGCACAAGGTTCAGGATTAAATCATAGAGTTCTTAATGTAATAGACCAATCTACTTACGATGTAAGAGTAAAAGCTGTTAATACATTAGGTGTTTCATCTACTTATGTATCTGCACAAAGAAAAATAATAGGTGCTATTGAACCACCATCAGATGTAACAGATTTTTCATGTAATATATTAGGACAAGAAGCACATCTAGGTTGGGAACAAATACCTGATTTAGATTTAGCATATTATAATTTAAGATTTAGTGAAGCAACAGACGGAACTGCTGATTGGCAAAACTCGGTTGCATTAGTTGAAAAAGTATCAAGACCAGCAACATCAATTTCAGTGCCAGCAAGAAGTGGTACTTATTTAATAAAAGCTGTAGATAAATTAGGTAACTTTAGTTCAAATGCCACTGCAATTATATCTAATGTTACAGGAGTTTTAAATTTTAATTCTGTAGCAACACAATCAGAACACCCAACATTTGCTGGAACTAATACAAATACAGTTATTACAGATAACGCAATAGAGTTAGATTCTTCAGAATTATTTGATGCGGCTAGTGGAAATTTTGATGATGAAACAACTAGATTCTTTGATTCTGGTGTTGCTAATGCTGACTTTTTTGCAAGTGGTAATTATGAATTTGCAAATGTTATAGATATTGGTGCAAAACACACTGCTAGAATTACAGCTTCATTGACACAAACAGCAGATAACCCTGATGACTTATTTGACAATAGAAGTGGAGATTTTGATGATGCCGCTTCAAACTTTGATGGAGATGTTGCCGCAAATTGTAATGCACATATAGAAATAGCGACAAGTGATGATAATAGCACATACACAGATTTTAGAACATTTGTAATAGGAGAATATGAAGCTAGATATTTTAAATTTAGAGTAGTATTAATTTCAAGGGATTTATCTTCAACTCCTGTAGTATCAGCAGTAACAGTTTCTATAGATATGCAAGATAGAATATTTAGTGGAAATGATATAAGTTCTGGTGCAGGAACTAAAACAGTTACATTTACAAATCCATACAAAAGTGCTAATTATGCAGTTGGTATTACAGCAGAAGATATGGCAACAGGAGATTTCTTTTTGGTAGAAAATAAAACTATTACTGGATTTGATGTTACATTTAAAAATTCAGGTGGTTCTGCTGTATCAAGAACATTTGATTTTATTGCAAAAGGATTTTAAAAGGAGTATAAGAAATTATGGCACAACATGACATGAATATCGCTAACCAGTCTTTTCCTAGTTTTAGGACTGATTTAAATAATGCACTTACAGCAATTAATACTATGCAATCTGGTACTTCAAGACCAAGTGGTGCGGCGGCTGGTACTATGTGGCTAGATACAACTTCTGCATCAACTCCTACTATTAAGTTTTTTGATGGGTCAGATGATATAAGTTTTGCAACAATAGATTATTCAGCAAATACAGTAAATTTTATAGACTCAACTGTAGCAACAGACTTAGTTAATGATACAACTCCACAATTAGGTGGTCAATTAGATGTTAATGGAAATGCTATAGGAGATGGTACTTTAGAATTATTAAAATTTATAGAAACTGCAAGTGCAGTAAATGAAGTAACAGTTACAAATGCGGCTACAAGTAATGCTCCTGAAATATCTGCAACAGGAGATGATTCAAATATAGATTTAAAATTAACACCAAAAGGTACAGGTAAATTAAATTTAGATGGTATTAAATTTCCAAATGCAGATGGATCAGCAGATCAAGTATTAAAAACTGATGGTTCAGGAAACTTATCTTTCGGAGAAGTATCAGGTGGAGAATCTTGGCAAGCAGTTAAAACATCTACTTTTACAGCTACTGCTGGAGAGGGATATTTTGTAAATACTACAAGTGGTGCAATAACTATGAATCTTCCTGCTGGAACTTTAGGAGATTTTGTAACATTCATAGACTATGCTGGAACTTTTGATTCTAATACATTTACAATATCAGCTAATGGTTCTGAAAAAATAAATGGTTCTACAGATGATTTAACTGTATCAGTAGAAAGGTCAGCCAATACTTTAGTCTATACAGATAGTACACAAGGTTGGTTGTTAAAGGCTAAATAATCATGGCTACCTATAAGCAAACAGTTGGAACTGCTGTTACCAACTATGCTGGAGATAAACCTGGTGTTGTTGAGGGAGAACTTTGGTACGATAGCACTAATAAAGATTTTAAATATCAATATCCAAATGTAACATCAGCAGGTGCATGGTCAACTGGCGGAAGTTTAAATACTGCTAGACAAACTGTTGGAGCATCTGGAATTTATACTTCTGCTTTAGCTATTGGGGGATCAGCGCCTCCAGGAAGATTAGCAATAACTGAATCTTACGATGGAACAAGTTGGACTGAAGTAAATGATTTAAACACTGCAAGAAATAATTTAGTTGCTGTGGGTGCAGATAACACTTCATCGTTAGCTTTTGGTGGTGCTACAAACACTGCTAACGCAACAGAAACAGAGTCATGGAACGGAACAACTTGGACTGAGGTTAATGACTTGAACACTGGTAGAAACTCTTTAGCAGACTCTGGTACAGTTACTGCGGCTCTAGCTTTTGGTGGAGCAACATCTCCACAAGGACAAACTGAACTTTGGAATGGAACTAACTGGACTGAAGTCAATGATTTAAATACTGGAAGAGGTTCATTAGCAGGAGCAGGAGCAAGTAATACAGCTGCACTAGGTTTTGGTGGTGGCCCTCCTGATGTTGCAATAACAGAACAATGGAATGGAACTAGCTGGACAGAAGTTAATGATTTAAATACATCAAGAAGAGCTTTAGGTGGAGCAGGAAATTATACATCAGCGTTAGCTGTTGGTGGTGCATTTCCTCTTAAAGGAAACACAGAAGAATGGAATGGAACAAGTTGGACAGAAACAACTGATCTAAGCACTGCAAGGTCAGAATTAGGAACTACAGGAACTTCAACTAATGCATTGGCTTTTGCTGGAGCCGCTCCTAGCGTGTCATCAGCAACTGAAGAATGGACAGGTGCAGGTGCGCCATTAGGTGCTTGGTCAACAGGTGGAAGTTTGAATACTGCTAGAGGAGAATTAGGAGCTGCTGGAATTTCTAGTAGTTCTACCTTAGCTTATGGTGGAGAAACTCCAAGTTCACCTACAGGTGTAACAGAATCATATAATGGATTATCTTGGACTGAAGTTGCTGATTTAAATACTGCTAGAAGATCATTTGGAGCAGCAGGAACTCAAACAGCTGCTCTTGCAATAGCTTCACACCCACCAGCAGGAGCATTAACAGAATCATGGAGTGGTTCTAGTTGGACTGAAGTAGGAGATTTAAACACAGGAAGATCACAAGTAAAAGGAGCAGGTTCTCAAACAGCTGCTTTGGCTATTGGTGGAAGTACTGCTTTAACTTTAACTGAAAATTGGAATGGAACTTCTTGGACAGAAGTTAATGATTTAAACACAGGTAGGAGAGGTGGAGGAGCAGTAGGTACACCATCAACAGCTTTATATTTTACTGGTCAAGATCCTGCACCAGGTTATATCGCAAACACAGAATCTTGGAATGGTACTTCTTGGACAGAGGTTTCTGATATAAATACTGCTAGAGAACAAATAGCTGAAGCTGGAATAGCAACATCAGCTATTGGATTTGGAGGAGATGAAAACCCACCACCTGTAAATTCAGCAAAAACTGAAGAATGGAATGGCTCATCATGGACAGAAACAACAGATTTAAATACTGCTAGATATTATTCAGGAGGATCAGGAACTTCAGCATCTGCTTTAATGTCAGCAGGAAAAAATCCTGGAACAACATCAGCAACAGAAGAATGGAATAAACCATCAAATGTGATAGAAACAGTTACAACAAGTTAAAATTAAAAGGAGGAAACTATGGCAAAAACATATCAATACTGTGTAGCAGAAAACTGGGGTAAAGGATTTATAGATCATGTAGAATCTATGAGAATTACTTTTAAAAGTTTTCCTGGTAATATTTGGCAAGTTCCTGCATACAATAAACATGGCAATCTTTGGATTGCTAAAGTAGGTGGTGCTGTTAAAACAAAAGACGAAGCACAAACTATTGTAGATGCAGAAGTAACAGCTAGTCAAACTGCTTGGGATAATAATAATGTTGATGGCGAAACAGAAGAAGAAAAAATTGACAGAATTGGTACAAGACCAGAAGATATAACTTTGGAGGAATAATTTTTAAATGTCAGAATACAAAGGCATAGTCGGTCAAAAAATTGCAAATTATACTACTGATCCTGCTAATCCATTACAGGGTCAAGTATGGTATAATGAAACAACGCAAAAATTAAAGTTACAAAATGTTACTACATCAGGTTCATGGGCAAGTGGTGGAAATATGAATACAGCAAGAGATCAAACTGCTGGAGCAGGAAGTCAAGATGGTGCATTATGCTTTGGAGGACAACCACCTGAACCACTATCAGTAACAGAATTGTATAATGGTTCGACATGGACAGAAGTTAATGATTTGAATACTGGGAGACTTCATGCAGGAGGTGCTGGTACATCTTCAACTTCAATTTTAGCGGCGGCAGGATATTCTGGTTCTAGTTACTACGGACAAACAGAGTCTTGGAATGGGTCTACTTGGACAGAAGTAGCAGATGCGGCTTTAGGAAGATCATCAGTAGGTATGTCAGGAGTTGATAATACTTCAGCTTTAATTTTTGGAGGTGGATTACCAGGTGCAGACCCTACAGCAAATGTTGAATCATGGAATGGATCAAGTTGGACAGAAGTAGGAAATTTAAATCTTGCAAGGAGAGATATGGGAGGAGTTGGAACAGCAACAGCCGCAATAGGATTTGGTGGACAGCCACCATCTGCTTATACTGGTAATGAACAATGGAATGGCAGTACTTGGACTGAAGTTGGAGATTTAAATTCTGGTAGAATGATTATGGCTGATATAGGAAGTGTTTATACATCTGCTTTATGTGCAGGAGGTTCGCCATTTACAGTTAATACAGAAGAATGGAATGGAAGCACTTGGGCAGAAACTTCAAATTTAGCTACAGCTAGAAAAGGAATGGGTAGAGCAGGAACAACATCATTAGGCTTAGTACCAGGAGGTCAAAACTCTGTTGGAAATGTAATAGCAAACACAGAAGAATGGACAGGTGCAGGTGCAATATTAACACAAACAGTAACATCGAGTTAATTATGGCAACTTATAAAGAAATAATTGGAACAAATGTAGAATCAAGATCATCTGATCCTAGCAACCCTGTTGAGGGTCAAGTTTGGTACAACTCAACAACAGGTGCTTTAAAAGGTGCTAGTGCTACTACTTCTGGTTCTTGGGCAACTGGCGGTAATTTAAATAACCAAAGAACTAATTTTGGAGGTGCAGGAATTAGTAATTCATCAGCTTTAGCTATAGGTGGAGGAAATGCCTCAGGATCACAGGCTTTTGTAGAATCTTATAATGGTTCTTCTTGGACTGAAATCGCAGATTTAAATTCACATAGACAAAATATGCCAAGTGCAGGTATTCAAACTTCTGCATTAGCTACAGGTGGATTTTCAAATCCTCCACAAGTTTTTTTAAGTCTTAATGAATCTTGGAATGGTTCAGCATGGACTGAAGTTGGAGATTTAAATACGGCAAGATCAGATTTAGGAGGAGATGGTGCTGATAATACTTCCGTATTAGTTTTTGGTGGAGACGCACCTGGTAGAGTTGCTATTACAGAATCTTGGAATGGTTCATCATGGACAGAAGTCGCTGATTTAAATGCACAAAAAAAATCTTTAGGTGGTGCAGGGAGACAATCATCAATGTTAGCTTTTGGTGGAGCAACTCCAGGTGAGACTAGTGGTACAGGAGAAACAGAATCTTGGAATGGCAGTTCATGGACAGAAGTATCTGACCTAAATACAGCT